CCTTGATGTCGGATTCGCGCTGGTCGCCGTCCGCACGGAACGCGGTCTCGGCGTCACGGAACGCGGTGATCTCCGCGTCACGCTGATCCTGGGTGAGCGCGAGGAACTCGGGGCTTCGGGTGCGAGCCTCGAAGCTGCCGCGTTCACCGTCACGCGCCTTGATGATGGTGTCCCACTCGGTGTAGCTCTCGTTCAACTGCTGGCGCAGATGGTCGAGCACGGTGGGCTCCTTGACTTCTGGCATGTCGGAGTCCCCTTTCGGGAGTCGTGCTGCTCTGTGTGGTGCCTGTGGCTCCCGGGTGGGTCGCTCCGCATGGGAGGCCCGGCGCGGGGTGCTGCGCTGACGGGTGGTGCCGCCCCGGGTCGGGGCGGTCCGGCGCGCCAAGGAGTTCTAGTAGCCGCTCGCGACCGCTAGGCCGGTGCCGGTCACCTGGCCGATACCAGCCGGCCGCCGGCCGGTGATCGCCGCCGCGTTGCAATGCATCTGCAACCGGACGCCAAGGGCAGCGGACAGGGGTTCGCGGGCCACGACGGTCCGCGGGTCGCCTTCCATCAGAATCAGGTCACGCGGCCGCAGACACAGGATGAGATCCTGGTTGCCGGCGGTGCCGTTCGTCGCGGTGATCGCATCATCCAGGAACACCGGGAGTCCCATCAGCCCACTGATCGGATCCGGGGTCTGGTCGTCATTCCCGAGAAAGAACTGGGTGCCCAACCCGAACGGGCGGGTTGCGGTGTCCTCAGACCCTTGGAGGTAGAACCAGCGGGCGGATCGCATCAGCCAGCACTCCGGCGGCCGGCTGCGACCGTCAGCGACCTGCGCCGCGACCTTGCTGAGCGCCACCCACAGGTTCGACCCCGAGGTTCCGGTGTAGTTGACGGTCACGATCGCTGATACCTGCGTCACGCCGAGCAGCTGCTGCGACGTGCCGTCCGCACCGGCGAGCAGCTGCACCTCGAGATCATCGTCGTACGCTTCGGACAGATCCTGGAAGATCGCCCAGTCCAGATGCCCGCCGGCGGGTGACTGCTCCAGGAGTTGAAGGGCGACGTCGGCCTGCCCGGCGAACGGCACCACGTTCGACGTGGCTGCCTGGTCGGTCAGATCCTGGGCGGGGACCGCCGAATCATCCTCGGACGGGTCGACGACGGTGCCCGCGTTGATGACCGGCACGTTCACCGTCGACACGCCGGCTGGCAGCGGGAACCGGGGCATGAGACCGGCGAGCACCCGGCCGGGACGGTTCGCGGTCGCGAACAGCTGGTTCAGCCACGCGGGCGGGCTGAAATAGCCGCCGTACCCATCGGTGCGGTCCGGAGTAACCCGGTATTCGATGCCGACACCAGACAAGCGTCGCATGTCGCGGGCGCGGTGCTCCCGGTCGATCGCTTCCATCTGCTCCGCATGCCGCTGCAGCCGGTCCTGATGGCCGGGAGACTGGACGCGTCGGGTCTGGGATGCGAGGAGATCCCGGTAGTAGGAGTGCGACGAGCTCGGCGTGTACACGAGCTCGTCGCTGAGCACGCCGCGCGCGAGCGCGTTGATCTCCCCAGCGACCAGGCGCGCGACCTCAGCCGAGTCGTTGACCAGCAGGTCGATGTTGCTCACGGTCAGCCTCTCAATGCCGCGAGCCGCGCCCGCGCGTGTGTCGTGTAATCCGGCAGGAACACCATCGGCGCCACAGGCTCAGCCGGCGGGTGCGCACACATCGAGCACACCGGCGTGACGATCCCACCGTCGTCGGCGCGTTCAACGATCCGATCCCCGTCCCTGAACAGGGTTGAGCAGTCCGAGCATCGCAGCCCGTACGGAAAGTCCTCGGCTGCGTACGCGCGGGTGGGTGTCGAGTCGTCGTCCTCATCCGCCGATGCGGACGCGTCCATGCCCAGCAGCGCTCCGAGATCCGTAGCGAGATCAGCGCCCTGCGTGAGATGCTGGTGGATCGGCGCGAGCGCATCATACGTCGCCTGCGAGATCGTCTTCCCGAGCCGGAGCTCGGTGATCGCGTCCACCCACGACTGGGCGGTAAGCCCCCGGCCAGACAACAGCGCGACCGCGCTGCGCATCGACACCATCCCGCCCGTGTGCGGATTCGCACCATAGTTCACCGGGCTGACGTCGCCCTTGTCCAAGTTCACTTCGGTGATCCACCGCTGGTCATAGGCGCCATTCCATTCCTGGCGGGTGACGCGGAACCCGAAGCTCATCTCGTCCAACGCACCGTCCTGCACCGCCGCATGCAGAATCTGCACGTCCGCACGCTTCGGGTTCAACGTCGCGTCGACGTTCAGCCCGGTCAGATCCTCGGCGAGCTTCAGGCTGCCGGCTTTCGTCCGGGCCATCGCGACCCCGCCGTGGTTGACGAGAAACGCGACGTCCGCGCCTTCCTTCAGCGTTTTGACGAACGCGCCGCGGACGATCGACTCGTTGTACGGGCCGACCCAGTCCTCCATCTCATACGCGTGCGACAGGTCGTCATGGTCGGCGCACGTGACGCTGGCATACCCGGTGAACCGGAGGTTCGTGCCACCAGTCCCGTTCGGCACCTCCCGAATCTCGAAGTCGCTGACCGGCACCCTGCGCGTCTCCCGGACGCCGCGCATGTCGTCACGAGCCGCGCGTGTCTCCGCTGACGGCCGTCGCGCCCGCGCTTTCGTCTCAGCCGCGACCTCGCCCGTGCCGCCGCACGTCGGGCATTTCCGGTTGCCCTCCATGATCGTCCCCGACCCCTCGCACGTCGGACACGTCTTCATGCCAGCAGCCGCTTTCGCTTCCGCGAGCGACCCGTCGGCATTCCAGTTGTCCGGGATCTCGTCCGTCGCGCTCAGGACGCCGGCCATGTGGATGATGTACTTCCGGATCGCATCATGCGACGCGTTCCCGCGGCCGACGGCGTGAACCGCGTTGCGGAGATCCTCGAGATCGTCGATCGGATACGAGTAGTGCCCGTCGTCGGGGTCCTTGAACGCGTGCCCTTTCGCTCCGAGCGCGTCAACTTCGCTCGGCGTGTACTTCGCCCGAACCTCAACGAGGTAGGCAGCCTGGCGCTGCTCATGCGTTTCCATCAGCTGCCCTCCTTAGGGCTTAGTCGCTCTTGTCGCCCCCAGCGCCGCCCGTGGTCGTGGGCTTCACCGGAGCGCTGTTCAACGGCGCGTCAAACGCCTCAAGGATCGCTGCCTGAGCCGGATCGTCAACCGGCGGCAGACCCTCCTCCGCACGGATCTCCGCGTTACTCATCGCCCCCGTCACCCGGGCGATCTGCCACGCCGACCAGCGTTGCAACGTGTCACCACGCAGCCGCTGGCTCAAATCGAACGTGACGAACTGGCCAGCGGGCAGCCACGACGTCAGCACATCTTCCCACCGGCACAGCCAGATCAGCAGCGTGTTCCGAACGAACCCGAGCTCCTGCTGCTCAATCCCCGCGCCCCAGCTGGTGTCTTTGTCGACCATGCCGAGCATGTGCGGCGGCACCCGGTAGATCATGCCGCTGATCAGGCTCGCGCTGAACTGCATCTGCTCCAGGAACTGCGCGTCCGCCATGCTCATCGTGATCGGATGGAACTGTGCGCCGCCGGTCAGGATCGCTGGCAGCCACGCCCGGTTGATCCCCTGGTGCCCCGCGAGGTACGCGGCGAGCATCTTGTGGATCTCATCCTCGTCGAGATCCCCCTCGACACTGATCCACCCATCCGGCCGCGCGCTGTTCTGGAAGAACGCGCCGGCGTGCAAGTCGTGCGCCCTGGCCAGCCCGATCGTGTTCCGCAGGTACGCGATCGGGCTGAGCCCCACAATCCCCTCCGCGACACTCAACGCCATTTTGCGGACCACCTGATCCCACGGCACCACGTCGTTCCCGAACCGGACCTCGAGCTGACCGGTTGCCTGGTCGCGGCGGATGCGAGCACGGTCGGGGTGGATGAGCTGCACCTGCTCCGGACACCCGCGGGCGTCCACACCAACCCGGCGGCCCCACAGCGTGCCGCGCAACAGCATCGACATCGACCCTTGGACGATGTAGTCGCGCTGGTCGATCTCCGCCCACGGCCGGGCGATCACCGGCGCGGAGTCCATCTTCTGCGCCGTCCCTGCGACCATCCGCCACTGTTGGATCGGTAGCGTCGCGATCTGCTCCGAGATCAGCCCAACCGACCCGTACACCGCGACCTGCTGCAACGCG